GATTCAAAGATTTCTTTATGCTCTTCACCGTACTTGGCATACTCTAAACCAAATAAGGCGTTAAGGCCGGGTAATAGCTCTTTAAGGAGCTGGGATCTTGAAATAGCCATGATTTAATATCCTCTTAAGACGTAACGTCGCCGTTAGCGAAGGCATGAAAATTGCCGTTAAATTTAACCAACAAGTCAGTGTAAGTGTCGCCCACTTCTGACTCACCACGATCACTAAAACCAACAATCTTAAAGCCCGCAGTTGTATCTACTGCTGTAGCATCTACTGCTAGTGTTGATTTACCAGTAGTAGTACTTACGTCGTCAGTATCTGGAGTGGATGGGAAGAACGTATTACGCCCCAAGAAAGCCTGTGCAACAGTTCCGTCAGCTTGTGCTTGGAAAGTTACGCCCGGATCAACTACAACGTAAGCAATGATGTCAGTGCCAGTTGGAGCCACAGTGCCAGCAGGGTAGCGCTGGTCAAAAACCAACTGCCCTTGAGCATTAATATATTCACAACCAACAAAAACACCTAAAGCGCCGCCGTTAGCAACAGCAGCAAAGTTGTTAGCGTCGTTTGCACTGCCTGTTTTAACAGACAATTGGACAAAGCCGTCTTTTAAAATAACAACAGAACCAAAGCCCATTTGCACGGCGTAGCCTGCTGGGTTGATTTTAAACGCGTCACGCGCACCACAGTATGGTGAGCCGTCAGCGTTCTTTACGGGAACTAGCCCGTATGGGGAAGCTGTAGTAGCCATTTTAGAATTCCTCTAAAAAATTAAGTTTAGTCTATTTAGCCTTGGCCAAATGAGACATTCGTTTTCCTATCATTAAAGATAGGCATTCTCGGATCGTTTTCACGCATCAAGTTGTTATCCACTGCTGCCATCTGATTCTTAGTCTGCTCGGCGTAGTATTCTCTACGCTGTTGTAGCATCTCATCAGGCATCTTACATAGCATTAGACCGCCAATTACGATGTTATCTTTGAACTTATCGCTCTCAGTAACAACCATAGTAATCTCGGGATGGTCTTCTGCACGTACGGGTGTCCAACCTTCGCGCAATTTTGAGTTAATGTTACCGGCATCGGTAGCGCCTAACGTACTAATACGAACCCATTTGAACGCATACCCCGGTTCTGGGGTTGGATCAGGTAGTAAACTTGGGGCTTCCCATTGTTTAGGGGCCGCAGTTTTCTCACGGGTTTCTTGGTCGCGTTTGATTCTATTATCAGCCATGTTACACATTCCTCGTTGATTCTTTCGCAATTTGACTTGCGTACTGTTCTAGGGTTAGACCTAAACGGCCTGCGAGTTTGATTTGTGTTGCATTTAACCGCACCTTTTTAGGCGCAGCACTCCGCGATGCGGACGCAACTACATTAGCTCGTTTTTTGGATTTCTTAGCATCCTCGAAGTTATCGGGGAAGAGTTGCCTGACGCGAGAGTTTATTCTCTCGTAGTACTTGTCGCTGGTAGGGTCGAGACCCTCTTTGACTAATTTAGTATGCAGCCCGAGTGCATAGCTGGTCATTTCGTCGTCGTTACCGAACCAAGCGTTGGCTTCCTGCCACTTCGCTGCACGTTCGTCAACCACGGGTGCGGGACTATTGTCTACGGAATTTACACTAGCTTCTTGAGCTTGTAAAGGCTCTGGCTTAAAGTTTTTTACTTTATCGGCCTTTATCTTTGCAGATGTTAACTTTTCCTGCGCTTCCATGACTTTTTCGGAGTCTCCCGACTCATACGCGTCTTTATACATCCTTTTAGCTTGTAACACTTCAATTGCTGTGTTCCGCTTAGCCTGCTCTAGTAAAACTCCTTGTTTTTTGTCGTTATCCTCTCGCAGGGATTGGTTTTCAGCAGCCATACGTTGTGCTACGGCTTGTAGTTCCTTTCGCTCACGTTCAGACGTTTCTTTAGCCCGGCGTTCAGCGTGTACTTTTTTCTGGATTTTGTTAATCCGTTTTTGGACTTTATTACCGTAGCTTTCAAGTTCTTCTTCGGTAACATCGTCGTCGCTTGCCACGTCAATAGGGTCGTCTTCGACTTCCTCTACTTCGATTTCGTCGTCGTCATCTTCTTCAACTTCTTCAACTTCGACTTCTTGCTCCTTTTTATAGTCTTCTTTAGTTTTCTTACCGCTGATGTCAATCTCTACAGAGCCTGACTCTTCGACCTCGACTTTACTACTATCGTTCTCCTCACTTTCATGAGGGAATTCAAACTTAACTTCTTCAAAAGGCATGATGTTCTCCTATATATAATCGTTAGATTGGCCTTGTTGATAGTTATTGTGTGTTTTCTGTTAAAACAATAACCACATTACTCAGATTCGGTTTTTCATGGTGCGCAGAATCTTTAAAATCGGCTGGTGGGTTGTTTCTATGCTCTGGGTTGGAGTACACAACAGCTAAATTTAACGACTCAAGATGATCTTTGATTTCTCTCAATATTGAGCTTTTACCTGTTTGTGTTGAACCTGTAACACTGATTGAAATAGTTTTCATGATGTTCTCCTTACGCGTGCGTGATGCCACGAGGGTCGCCAATAACGGCCTCAATGGAATCATCGTTCATTAAACGGTACTCTTTACCAGATACAGTAAAGCGCGTTCCAGTGTTCATACGAAACATTACGTAGTCCCCGACTTTGCACCATGGTTCACCACTAAATCGGTCTTTGTCGGTATAGGCTTGTTCGCCCATATCTATCACAATGCCCATAATGGACATAATGTACTCACGTTTAAGCACGGAATCAGTCTTAATAAGACCACCTTCGTACTCAGCTTCTACTTCAGGTAGTGCTACCAGCACACGATAGCCTACAGGTTTAGGGAGTTGCGCCTCGAAAAGCGCTTCTTCCTGTTCTTTCCGTATGTGCGGAGGCACAGCGAGGATTGAATCAGTCATCATCTTCTTCCAAATAGTTTTTAGCGAGGTCTTCGATATGGTTTAGACAGGCATCGTATCCTCGGGTTTTACCTGTTAGTTCCCTGTATTCAGCGAAGTCTTTAGCTCCGCCTCCACAGAGAAATACTTGCAAAGAGGCTTTATCCTCTAAGATTTTGTCGCGCAGTACGTTAAATACTGTTTTAGCCATTACTTGTCACCTTTTGGTTTGTTTTTCATTGACCCAAAGAAAGCTGTGGTTTGCGCGTTTCTTGCCGCTTTATCCGCTTGTCCTTGTTTCATTAAGTCGAGGTCTAGCTGAGTGTTGTCCTTGCGGCGTTGCGCGGCTTGCCCTGCGCCTGCTTTACGCTCGTCTAACTCCAACTCGGCTTGCTCTATTTGAATTTTCATCTCAGCTAACTTCATATCCATCTGCATTTTTGCTTGGGCTAGTTGGGCGTCAGTCTGATCTTTCATAGCCTTACGTTGAGCTTCAGCTTGCGCTATTTGGGCGTCGGCCTGATCTTTCTGCATCTTACGCTGACCATCTTGCTGTTTGATCTGCATCTCTTGCTGCTGTAGCTGGAACACAGGGTCTTTGGCTTGCTCTTGCGATTTCTTCTGTGCTTGCTCTTGCTTATTAGCTGCTGTTACCTGTCTTCCTGCCTCAGATACTAAGCGAGCCAAGTTGACTTCAATGTCTTCTGGCAACTCAGAATCAGGTGCGGGTAATGGAACACCAAGTTTTTCTTCAATCTTCTCTCTATATAAGAAGGCTGTGTGTTCAGCGATATGGGCTTGGATAGAAGCCGTAATCTGCTTAGCTTGCGGGTTTTGCCCTATAGCTGCGGCAATGAAGGGGTCTTCAAGGAACGCTTGGTGTGCTGCGATGTGTGCTTTATGGTCTTGGTAAATAAACGCCTTAGCAGGGGTTCCGACCAACATAGCCATGTTTTCACTAACTGGGTCTTTCGGTGTGGCTTTGTCCGAAGACGGTACTAGCTTTTCAGCGTTCTTTACGCCTAACACATCTATCATCTGACGATGTAGTTCTGGTAGGTCGTATATCTGTGGGGCTTGCGTAGACATCTGGAGGACTGTCTGATACTGGACAACACGTTGTGCCATGGTTGTGTTGTTAGGATCACTTACAGGGATGACCTCAGTCATCTCGTAGTCCGAGCGTTTAGCTGATACTTCCCCACGGTGCGGCTGGTATTCATACTCGGCAGGTGCGTGTTCCGCCATAAGCTCTTTAATCAGCTTAAACTCTTGCTTCATGGAGTAATGCACACGTGCTTGCACCGCAGCCATAGGCTTAAGCGTACGTTCTAGTATCGCAAGAGTCGTGCCAACTGGAGCGTTAGCGGACATATCTGAGATGTCCATATCTGCGATAGCGCCTAGGCGACGGCCTTCGGTAGTGATCTTGTCTAGTAACGCTAGTAGTGTCTGACTAGGTTCTTTGTACGGTAGCGGCATGATGTTGTCGCGGATCGCACCTGACGGCACATCGACATCCTTCCACTCCCCCGGCTCAATCGGCGTATCATCGCCTTTGATACGTAATCCACGGGATTTTAAACCGCCCGGCAAATTAGCCAACGTACCAGCGTCAACCAACTGACGTATAAGTGACGTACCTGCGCGTGCGTAGCCCCCAATGATATGGATTAGGCCCATACCGTAGAAACCAAAACCCGGAACGTAATTGTAGTGTACGAAGTGGTTGCGCTTAGTATATAAATCGTCTTCCGCTTCCTCGTCCCAGTTGCGGCGTATAGCTAGTATTTTGCCTGTGCCCTGCTCTATGGTAACTACGTACGGTTTAGCGATCTCGTCTTTATCGTCGTCTAACTCTTCTATAAACAAGTCAGCGTGTACTTCAAACAAAGCGAAGCGGTTGTCGTCATTTACTGAGTAACCACCTTCTTCTGCCTTGCGCTCTTCAATATCTGTATGGAACGCTTCTGGCTCACCTAACTCGATGTCCGCGTAAAAGCCTATAGACTGTAGCTTTTTAACTTCGTTAACGGTCTTACGCATGATATGAGTCACACGCTCAGCAGTCTCTATAGTAGAAGCACCATAAGGCACGATAACGTCTTCTGCTGGGATGTAGTTCGCGCATACGCGACCCATGTTCGGTTCGTAGTAAACCTTCTTAAAAGCAGAGCCTGATAGACCTAAAGAGTATAAGAGGCGCTCGTGCTCTGGACGATACTCAACCATGTTCTCGGTAAGTTCGTAGTTCATGTCAGCGCGCACGCGTTCTGCGGCCTCCATCTTGTCGTCGTCTTCTTTACCTAGCACTTTAGTTTTCACAGGGCCAGCGGCAGGGAACGTCTCAGACATAGCTTCTGCTTGGAACCGTATAGCTGCTTCAGCAAGTACCGTAGAGTACACCCCACAGGCGTTTTCCCATGGCTCTGTACGTTCTTCGTACTTAAAGCCCAGTACATCAAGCCCATCAATATAGGTATCTGCCCACTCTTTACGGCCTTGGATGTCTGACTCGACTAGCTCCATAAGATCGCTAGACAACTGAGTTAACTCGTTCTCGTCTAACTCTTCCGCTAGGTTATCGTCGAACTCATTTTCTCCACGCTCGTTTTCTGGCATAAGCGTGATTTCAACACTGCCATCGCTTAGCGTGACTTGCTCAGGATCGATAATCTCAATCTCAAGTGCCTCTATGTCTTCTGCTGCTTCTTCTATACCTTGTGGTGCCTGATATAAACCTTTTTCAATTGCCATTATTTTTACCCTTAGTAGTATCCGCCCCTACGCGAAGATTTGAATTGTTGTATCTCGTCTTGTTCATCTGTGGGTAGTCGTATAAACCCACCTTGTCTAAATCGCATTAGCGCCATTACCATGGAGTCAACTAAGTCATCGTTACTAGCGAACGGGAAGCCCGCTACTTCATCTACAAGCTCTTCAGCCCAGCGCGTAGCTGGAACCCAGCACAGCCCTGAAGCCACAATATCTGTTACAGAATTCAAACGTGCTAACTTATCACCTGAACCCCTGTGTGGAGTAAACTCCGATACGGGCAACCCCATACGGCGCATCTCTTGGTATATAGCTACACCGGAACTCTTCTTTTCCACGATAAACGCATCGGGGTTCCAAGCATCGTACTCTTCCATGCACATCTCTTTAAGTTCTGGAAACTCCATCCTTCTCTTTATACTATTTAAGAGCA